AAACATCCAACAATACCTTTTTCAGGGTCTAATTTTAGATAAACAAAATTATCACCATATTTACAAGTATTTCTAACCCACATTGGTAAGTTAATTGCGATATCTAATACATTATTAAATAAATCCGTTAATATTGATTTAATTCTTTTTGATTCAGAATAAATTTGCAATACATAACCATCTTGATTTGGTGTTGTTGATTCTTCTGAATATATGTCAAGTGCTGTTGAAATTTCTGGAGTATATTCCATTGATTCATAATCATAAAACGCTGAAATCCTATTTGGTTCGTAATACACCGCTTGAGCGTATAAATTATTTTCAATTTTTTGCCATTGATTACTTAAAAATAAAGTTTGTTGATATTCAAGTTTTTCTTTTTCGTATTCTTGTTTATTTGGTGTTTTTAATAAAACAGTTTTATCTAATTTCACACTTGATTGATCCATATTTAAAAGTGAGTTTGGACCAAATGTTTTTGATAGTTTCTGCCAAATAGTTAGATTATTTTTTTCCATATTTAAAATTTACCTATATTTCTCCAATACTAAATGTTTAACACCAAATTAGTCTTGAATTATCTTGTGTTGTTAATATTTCAAATTGTTGAGTCTCAATATTACAAGTTTCGACAAATTGAGTTGTTGTCGTGGTTGTTGTTGGGACTGGTGGTTCCGCACCTTCAACAAAGTCTTCTCGTTTCCTTGTTTTTCGAATGTCTGGAACATATTTAATTGTTGAGAATATTGGTTGTCCGTCAACCACCAATCTTGAACCACCTATTATTCTACCAGATACTTTTCTTCTTGCTAAACCCATAACAATAAATATTATCTTTTACCAAATAACCAACCATATTCCATATAATCTCGTCTGGATGGTCCAGAATTATCCCTACTAAATCTATCGTTTTGTGCGTTCATATTTGGAACCATAGGGTCAAAATGAATTTGTTTTCCAACTGAATCGTTATTTGCAACAGTCCAAGATTCAATCATAATTTTTGTCTTTTCTGTTACTTTTTCTAATTTTTGAAATGATGATTCCCCAACATAAATTGCCATTGATATACCCATAATAAGGTCATCGTGTTGTCCTTTTTGGTGATCTGGTCTTCCATTTACATAAACAAATGTGTTCATTTCGTTATATAATCTAACACTCCTTATCTTAAATTTGTGTCTAACATATTCTTCAAATGCGGCAATTATCTGAACTCGTTTATTGTTAAAGTTTATTCCTGGTATTTTATCTACAGTACTTTTATTTACAGCCCAAATATTCATAGAATCAACACCATCAATGTATAAATTTTTATAACCTAATTCCTGCATCTTTCTTACGGTTGTAATTCCCATACCACCAGTAATATCCACAACACAAAATGCATTATACATCATTCCCCATTTATATGCTATTTCAGCAAGTGCATCAGGTGGGATTTTTCCAACATATTCCAGAACTTGTTCTCTTTCATCAAAATCAATTATCTGGATTGATGAAAAATCTTCACTATCACCACGAGAAACATCAACACCCATAATGTATTTATGACCTTGTATTGGTTCTTTCCACATTAAAAGAGCGTTACCCATCATTTTATTTGGTGCGTCTTGTATTGTATTTGTTTTAATATAATCCAATTGTTTTGAGTCAAATACATTATCACCAGACCCAAGAAACTCACAATTAAGCTCTTGGTTTATCTTCCTTTTATCATATTTTAGTTTTTTAACCATTTTTTCATACCAAGTTGAGCATGGTTTGTATCCTTGGTTAAAAAGTTCTTTTATTTTTTCATAATCTCTACCATAAGGGTCACTATCTCCAAACGATATGTTTTTACTATGGTCTTTTTCTTCTTTATTCAAAAGGTAATCAACCATATCATCAGTTGGAACCAAATATAAATCTTTCGAATATCTCGGATCCTTCCACCAAAACATTTCAGAAATTTTAAAGTTATTAATTCCTTTTGTTGCTTGATTGTAAATTTCATAATAAATTGGGTCATATCCGTTTGGTGTTGAAACAACAATTACTTTACCACCGGTAGATAGTGATGCCATACAAGCTGCCCAGAAATCACCATCGGCTTCGATAAACGCGGCCTCATCAAAAACGAGAACTGTTGGTGTATAACCCCTTAACGCATCTCGTGATGTTGCAACAGCTTTCACTTCACAACCATTTGTTAATTTATAGTGTCTTTGTGAGTTCTTATCAGCTGAAAATCCAGTTCCAACCCAACTTGGCCACTGATCAACAAAAGCTCTAATTTTATTTGCCATCTCCATTGAGGTGTCGAGTTTGTTTGCAATAATCAATATTTTTTCTGGTCTTTCTTTTTTTGCAAATACAAGTTTTTTTGATACCCAAGCGGCGGTTACTGTTGATACACCGGCTTGTCGATATTTTAATGCTATATTTTCCTCATATTCTTCATAATCTTTGAGGAGTGATATTTGATCCGGAAATAATTCTAATGGGACATATTTTGATACCGTATTATCATATGTTTGTAAATATGTTCTTAACGCGTATGGGGTATCCTTCATACATCTAACATATTCTAACATTAATTGTTCTTTTGATAAACTCATAAAGATTTTTCTATATAAATATCAAAACCCCCAGTTATTTTCATAAAAGGGGGTTTATTGAATGTTATGTTTTATTTATAATCCTAATTGTGATAAAATATCATCATCTTCCTCATCTTCTTCATTTTCATCATCTTCTTTTAGTTCGTTAACAAGTTCGTCAACCATTCTTTGTATTTTTTGTTTTCCAGATGGTTTTTCTTCTAACACATCTTTAAATAAATCAAAGAATTCTTTTGCCGGCATTGCACTTATCTTACTAAAAAGATACAACTGAATGTGTTTTTTATCATCTTCACTTAAAATATCAAGTGGGTATGATTTTTGTAATAATTCCCAAAATACTGGACCTAATTTTAAATCCCAAGCTTCAGCTGGAACCGTATCTTCTGCCGCCATTACCATTTCAGCTTGTCTTGGGTCATCAGGTAGTCCTTGAGTTCCAAGAACTTCGTGAACACCTTTAACAAGTTCGTGAACCAGAGTTGGAAAATTAACACCTCTTGCAATTACTGTTGGTGGGTCTGTTGTGTCATCAACTTCTGATGTACCAATTTCACCACCACCTTGTCCTGACATTGCCGCCAAAGTTTCTTCTGGGTATAACCAGTATAGGTGATCTACAATTGCTGTTGATAAACTATAGTATTCAATTAAATCTGGATTAATATCATTTAATTTTTCCGAAACCAAATGATACATATATTGTCCTTTTTTTGCTGCACCACCAATAAGAGCATTTATCATTCTTCTTTTTGCTCTTTCCATATCAAAATTATCCATAGCATCTAAAAATGCTTCAACGTCATTTTCGTGTTCTTGAGCACTCTTAAAAGCTTGTGTCATTTCTTCTCTTGATGGTTCTTCAGCTTGTCTTCGCATCCTTTGAGTTGATTCACTTTGACCCGTACCAATAAGTTTTGCGTCAAATTGTAATTGTCCGGCTGGTATTCCAAGTTCTTTTTTAACTAATTCAACGGCCATATTTTCAAGGTCATCTTTGTATCTACTTTCAATTCTTGATGTTTGTTGAATCGCTTGTGAAACCAACATCATTAAACTCATTAAAGGATTTCTACTACTTAGTTGTGCTGTTGAACCAGTTGTTCTTTGGAGAACAGTTCTTAACTTACTAACAGTATCATTAAATCTTTTTGAAGAAACGAGTTCAACGAAATCTCTACTCATTTTTGGCATCGCTGGGTGTTTCGAATATGGTGTTTCTTTACCCAAAATTTTTCTTTCGATACTCGGATCCATTCTATCCGATCCTTCATAATCAATTGGAGCTTCGTTTAAAACTCTTTTTACGATATTATCAATTTCTCTATTTGTTAAATTTCCCATTTTTAAATTATTTTAATTTCACACCAAGTTTATTCCAACTAAGCCAAGTTGGTATTTCTTTGTCACCAGTTGCTTTTGGTGCTGGTTTGTGTTTTGGTTGGAATGGATTCTTCTTACCTGGATCTTTTTCTTTTGTTCGTTCTTTTGTTCCCGGTCTTACTGGTGCTATTGTTTGTTCTTTAAATTCTTTTTTAGCTTTTGGTGCTGGTTTGTGTTTTGGTTGGAATGGGTTTTTTCTACCCTTATCCTTTTCTTTTGTTCTTTCTTTTGTTCGTTCTTTTTCTTTTGTTTCTTCAGCCATTTCACCACCTGCTGAAAACATTCTTCCAATTGGTCTTTTCATTTCTTTTCCTTCATCTTTCGAAAACATAGTATTTTTTTTCGGTTGTTTCAACATAAAAGGTTCAGAATTTTTTCTTTCATTAACAGATTGAACTAAATTACCTTTTGTCATAGCTGGATTGATATAATCATCCATCATTTCAACGATTCTATCTTCCAAGAATTGTTCGTAATTTTCTTTGGTTGTTTTCTTTTTTACAGTTTTTTCTGGATGTTTTTTTTTAGATGTGCTATCTGAAAATTCTTTTGCCATTTTACACCACTTTTCTTTTGTTTTGCCTGATGAATTATTACATCTAGCCCAGAACAAACCTTGTTGAGCTTTTGATTCAAATCTTTCAGTCATTTCACCTTCAGTTGTTGGCATACCACCACTTGTAGCGTCTGGGTCGTTAATAACATTTATATTTTCATCTTCACTCATTTCTCCTGTAGAACCTAAAGTCATAGATATTTTTTTGGTTGCGGGATCTATATGAATTCCTTTAGATGCTAAGTTTTTTTGGTCTGTTGCGTTGTTAGGGTCATAAGTAACATTTGTAACAGTTTGTTTTACTTCTTCGTTCAAATTTTGTTTTAAAAATCTTTTAGCTAAAACTTCAATCTGTGTTAAATTTAATTCTGAAATAGTATTAGGCTTAATACCATTTTCTAATAATATTTGTATGTATTTTTTAGTTTTCATAAACCATTTTTTTTTCAAATTCTAAAATTATGTCTCTTTCGTACAATTTATCTTTTATTTCTTGTTCTGTTTCTCCGAATTTGAAAACCAACCTTTTGATAACAGAAAAATCAACTTCATTACTTTCTTTTTCCCAACCTAAACATAACACACCATCCATAGAATCTAAAACAGAAAAAACATCAGACTCTTGAACCAAATCTAATGTCATATTCCCCTTATGTAGTATTCCAACTTTTTTGATGTATTCCATATCCGGTGGTGATGGATAACCATTAGCTGGTTTTGTTTCCCAATTTTCACCCCAAACTTCCAAAGTGTCTGAAAATATAAATTCATATATATTTTCACCTTTATAATTTGGACCTAAACCATTTATATAGATCAGATAATTCATAATAATTTTCCGTTAGTTGAAATTCTGTAATGTTTTTCTTTATTTTTGAAAATTAAATTTCCAGTCTTGGTTTTACCAATTAGTTGTGATTTTGGGAATTTTTCAACAAATTTTAAAGATGTTCTTTCTTGTGAAACACTTTCTGATAGAACTTTAATTCTTTTTGAATTATTTTCGATATTTTTTTCAATTCTTTTTCTATTTTCTTCTTCTTTTATTAAAATTTCATTTTCATCAATTTTAAAATATTTTGAAATTATCTTATCTACTTTTGATTCACCAAATGTCCCGTGTTCTAAATGTCTATGTCTTTTTCCGGCAGCACCGTGTTTTGGGTAATTGTCAGAATCTTCCATCATTTCATTGGCAACACCAGCAGTAAAAGCTCCTTTAAATTTTTCAGTAAAAGCATCTGATAAATTATCATAACCTTCTCCTAATTCTGGTTGTGGTGTTGTTTTAGGTGCTTCAGGTGCTCCTTCTAATCCTGGTTCTGGCATTCCTTCAATTTCACCACCCATTTCTTCACCAGCCATATCTTCTGGATTCATACCTTCTTCATCACCTTCATCTTCACTTTCTTCACCTTCTAATCTATCAATAATTTCATCAACATCTTCATCGTCTAAAACTTCTAAATCAAGTGATGATAAAATAGAATTTATAATGTATTTTGTATCATCAGAAGTCATATCTTCTTCATCAGTATATTTTCTAATTTTTTGTGATAATCTACCAGTAAGTTTTTGAATTGTTTTAAAACTAACTTCTTCTTTTTTATCTTTTTCACCTTCAGTATCATCTTCCGGTTCTTCCATATCCATTTCTGGTTCTTCCATTGGTATTTCTTCACCAGTTGGTACTGCCATAGGATCTACTGGTACTGCAGTAGGATCCGCTGGAACTTGTGTTGGATCTACGGGTGTTGCTGTTGCTGTAGGGTCTACCGGAACTTGTGTTGGGTCAACAGCTTGCTCTCCCAATTCACCACCTGTTGCTGGTGGTGTTGTTGCACCAGTTGTAGCTGGAACTGGTGTAGGAGGTGTTGTCGCACCTGTTGCTGGTACGGCAGCCATATCCGGTGTTGACGGAGCTGGTGTTTCTTGATTTTTTTGACCGGTATTGGTCTTTAAGAAATATTGTTTATCTTTTTTTTTTTCGTCTTCTTCGAAGAGAGAGATACCTTTTTTATTTCCGTGTAGAGAATTTAATTCTTTGGCCATTAAATTTAATCTTTTTAATGCTTCAGAATATGATCTATAATACTTTCTTTCTCTAATCGGTTCAATATATTCAGATTCACTTTCATTAATTGCTGTTTTAATAATATAACCTTGTTTTTCTTTAACAATAGCATAAACATTACCATCAGCTAAAGATAGTGTGTATTCAGTATTTCTGTTTTCATTTATCGGATTTGGTTTGTTTTCGTTATATGTTGCAATTTCCATAATTCTACGAATTTTATCCATTCCTTGTAGTTTTTCACTTCCGATAGGTTTTAGTCCTCCCATAATATAATTTTTTAAATAAATTATTTTTTCTTAATAAATATATCAATATTTAAGTTTATTTTGTTTTTTAATAAATTATTGATTCATTGATAAATTTTTATCAACAATATCGTTTGTTAAATTGTGTAGTTTTTCAATATAACCATTTCTACGTAATATCTTAAAGACTAAATTCTCAATTGAATACTCGCCACCTTTTTCCAAACCACAAGTTCTAAATTTCTTCAACTTATCCTTGTATTTCTTTATTAAATCTTTTGCTGAATCAATGTCTTCGTCTTTTACACTATCAATTAATTCATCAATCATTTTCATCCATTGTTTAGCTTTATCTTTGAGAAGTTCTTTATCAATTGTTATATCTTCTTTTTTTGGTATATTAGACCATTCGTCAAATAACACAGAATATACACCACTTGAAAAATGTGATTCAGTTTCGTTTTGAACATAAAGCTCAACTTCATAACCTTTAATTGTTATATCGTGTTTTTGATTAAATAACATTTTTTTTAGGTTAAATAGTTTTTCGTATAACTCAATTTGATTCTCTGGATATTGTTGGAAATTCGCAACGATATGTAAGTCAAAATCAGAATATTTCGACCAATTATAGTTGGATAACGAACCGGTTAATATTATATCTGTAATAACAATATTAATATCTAAAAAATCAATAAACTCATAAGAAATTTCTAATAACTTTTTTCTAATTTCTTTCTTAATTTTTGGTTCACCACCATTTGTATCCCAAATACTTGGGTTTAATTCTTTTTGGGGTTCAAAACTTTTAATTAAATCTTTATCCATTATATATAAATATACTGGAAATGAATTAACTTAATTTCTTATATTTAAAAACTTTCGAAATATTAAGATTAAAGAATGAACCTTGTGATTTTGCGGTTCTAAATGATGTATAAGTTTGATGTGGGACATCATCATATTCGTATTTCATACCATTCTTAAATTCAGCTATCATTTTTTTAGTTGTAGTATCGTATTCTGTTCTAACTATATTTGAAGACTCAACTTCGTTTAGAATCTTTGTTCCACTAATTTCTTCTCTTGTGATTGCCATAACTTTTTTTATTTAAATATATTTTATACAAAACAAAAATCCACCCTTTTGAGGTGGATCTTGTTTATTTTAGGGAGTTAATCTTGTCTCTAACTTCTATCGCTCGTTCAAAGTCTTGTGTTTTAATACAATCCTCAAGTTCTTTGTTAAGTTCACTTATTTTTTCGTTATTTTCTTCAAGATTTTTAATTTTATCCCTCAACTCTACCGCTAGCTCAAAATTTTGTTCTTCAACAGCTAAGTTTAATTCTTCTTTTAGTGATATTAATTCATCTGATTTTTTATTATCACTTTTTTTATTTGTGATATAGGTAAATGAAATTGACCCATCTGGTGATTGGAAGGATTTCTTATCCCAGTTATTTCCATTACCAAAGAATGGATCAGAGTTAAAGAACTCGTTAAATAATCTTTCAAAATTTCTACTAAACATTTTTTTATTTTTTATAGGTTTATTTTGACATCAATTTTACTAAAACTATACCAAAAATAAAGTATGACAAAATGTCATAAGTATAATTATTTATAACTGACAATTTGTCAATTAATTAAAAATATTGACTAAAAACCTATTTATAATTAAACTTGAATAAAAAAACTTTTAATTATGGCAATAGAATTTGTAGATGACGGAGACAAAAACAAAAAAAAAGGTGATGGTGGAACACCAGTGTTGGATAACTTCAGTAAAGATTTAATTAAATTAGCCGAACAAGGTAAATTAGATCCGGTAATAGGTAGAAAAAAAGAAATTTTAAGAATAGCACAAGTGTTATCCAGAAGGAAAAAGAATAATCCAATTATTATTGGTGAACCTGGTGCGGGTAAAACTGCCATTGTTGAAGGTTTAGCTATGATGATTCACGATGGTGAATGTCCTAAAAATTTATCAGATAAGAGAATTGTATCGTTAGATATTAATTCAATTGTTGCTGGGACAAAATATCGTGGTCAGTTTGAAGAAAGAATGAAGGTAATAATTGAAGAACTTCAACAAAACCCAAACATTATAATCTTTATTGACGAAATTCATACAATGGTTGGAGCCGGAAATAGTTCTGGGTCTTTGGATGCATCAAACATCTTTAAACCGGCCTTATCAAGGGGTGAAATCCAATGTATTGGTGCGACAACTCTTGATGAGTATAGAAAACATTTTGAAAAAGATGGTGCGTTAGAAAGAAGATTTCAAAAAATTATTGTTGACCCATCAACAAAACAAGAAACATTTGAAATTTTAAAACAAAGTAAAGAAAAATATGAAGAACATCATAAAGTAAATTATACAGATGAATCATTACTACTATGTGTTGAATTAGCCGATAGATATATTACTGATCGTGAATTTCCAGATAAAGCCTTTGATATTTTAGATGAGGTTGGTTCAAGAATGCAAATTGATATAAAACTTCCGGAACATATAGAAAAATTAAAACAAGAAGCGGCGGATATTAAATTAGAAAAGGTTGATGTTATTAAAAAACAAAAATACGAATTAGCAGCAGAACTTCGTGATCGTGAAAAAAATATCTTATCAAAACTTGATGATGAAAAGAAAAAATTCGAAGAAGAACTAAAAAATAGTAAACGAGGTATTCCTGAAGAATTAATTTATGAAGTTGTATCTAATATGACAAAAATACCGGTGAGTAAAATCAATATTGATGAAAAAAATTCATTGGTGAATTTGGAAAGTTCTTTAGGTAGTTCGGTAATAGGTCAAGAAGAAGCAGTTAAAAAGATTTCAAAGGCAATTAGAAGAAATAGAGTAGGGATTAAGGATCCAAATAGACCGATAGGTTCATTCATTTTCCTTGGTTCAACTGGTGTTGGTAAAACATTCTTAGCGAAAAAATTGGCAAAAGAAATTTTTGGTAATGAAGATAATCTAATTAGAGTTGATATGTCTGAATATCAAGAAAAACACACGATATCTCGTTTAATCGGATCTCCTCCAGGATATGTTGGTCACGAAGAAGGTGGGCAATTAACTGAACAAGTTAAAAACAAACCATATTCTGTAATCTTATTTGATGAAATTGAAAAGGCAAATAAAGATATTTTTGCAACACTCCTTCAAATGTTAGATGATGGACATTTAACTGATGGTCTTGGTAGAAAAATTAACTTTAAAAATTGTTTAATTATTATGACATCAAATATTGGTGTTAAAAAATTACAAGAATTTGGAACCGGTGTTGGGTTTAAGTCAACAAGTAATAGTGATGTTGTTCAAGAAGAATATAAGAGAGATATTCTGAAGAAAGAATTAAGTAAGTTTTTTGCTCCAGAATTTTTAAATAGGATTGATGATGTTGTAATCTTTAACTCTTTGAAAAAAGAACACATTGATAAAATTGTTAAACTTGAAATTGACAAACTAATTGGTAGATTAACATCAATGAAATACAAAGTATCGTATGAAAATTCGGTAATAGATTTAATCGCTAAAGTTGGTTTTGACGAACAATATGGTGCCAGACCAATTAAACGAGCAATCCAAGATAAAATAGAAGATTTAATTTCTGAAAAAATATTATTGGGTAATGTTCAGGAAGACAAAGAATATATATTATTTGTCAAAGGTGAAGGTGATGACCAGACAATAGAAATTGGGGATGGTGCAAAACCAGAACCAAAGAAAAAAGGTAGAAAGAAAAAGGAGGATTAAAAACCCTCCTTTTTTATTAGTGTTTGGTATAACCAAGTTCTTCAATCATTAACTTACCGACTTTAATACCATTGTATGTGTCTTCAACAACAACATATTCGTTTCGTGTGTGATAATTGTAATAACCAATTGATATATTAAAACAAGAAATATTATACATCTGATTTATTGGATATATGTCTGTATATGGGTGTTTGTGATATTGTGTATCACCTGGAAAGTGTTCTGTAATTAAACGACCACCAACATTAAAAAATTCAGAATCCCTATCAAACATAGGTTTGCTCATCAGATATTCAGAAATCATATTATTTTCCGGGGCATCAAACTGAATTGCATAACCAACACTTTCAAAAAACACCGGATCCGAATTAAAAGAACCTTTACACCCAGTTTCTTCAGCGACAAAAAATGCGGCTTTTAAATTTGGTAATTCGTTTAATAACTCAAGACAAGCAAACACACCACATTTATCGTCCCCACCAATACCAGTTGGATTTTCGTTATTATTATAAGCCTTGAGTGCTAATTTTATTTCCCCTTGTGCATTCGGAAGCATTTCTTCAACAACATTTATTGAGTCTAAATTATGAACCGTATCCGTATGAGCAACAACACAAGGAAAATGGGGAACATAATCTTCAGTTTGTTTTGTCGCGTAAATATTATTGAATTGATCCACATAGAATGGAATTTTATTCTCTTCCAACCAATTACAAATAAACTCAACCATTAAACCTTCTTGATAAGTTTTTGTGGGAATTGATAATATTTCTTTTAATAATCCAAAATTTCTTTCCATACCACAAATATAGAAATAATATTTGATTTATAAAAGTTTTTTTAATATTCTTCTAACACTTTCAAATAATTCTGGATGATACAGAGTTAAATTTAAATCATCAATATTATCAACAGACCTTCTTTCAACCTTACTATTTTTCCAAACCTTAAAGATTAGTTTACCTGTATTTATATTTATATCTTCAAAAACAACTTCAATATTTTTTTCTGGAAATTTAATTAATTTATTAAAACCACCGAGTTTAAGTACCATAGCATATAATTTATTATATTCATCAAAATCAACAATTTCATCACTCAAATCATCTTCAACGGACTCTATTATACTATCTAAAACTTTACCAATATTTTCTTGTTCGCTTTCTTTATCATAATCATCACACCAAGCATTATATTCTAATTCATTCCAACCACCAACACTTTTATCACCATATTTTTCATATATTAATTTTAATAAACCTTTTAAATCTTCATTTTCGGCTTCTAACAAATTATATAATTTGAGAAGTATTTTAACAGATGTTTGAAACTTATACGCAGTTGTCATTTCAATAATGCCAAATTTATAAAATGGATTCTTAACATCTTTTAATATTGTTTCTTTAACAGCTCTTGTAACACATTCACTGTGTGCTAACCCATAATCATAGACCAATTCATCAATCTGACTTGAAAACATTTTATCAAGGAATTTCGCAACTTCCAATCTATTGTCATCCCCAAGTTTTAAAGTTGGGTTGGTTAGTCTTAAAATAGTTTCAAGTTTTTCAATATTTGTATGATTGAAGTTTTGAATAATATAACCTTCATCCCAATCATCCTCATATCGATATCTATCGTAATCATCACTATAATAATTACCCATAAATTTAGCCCAAGCGTATCTATCATCACTATCACGATTAATATCAAAAATATCTAAAAAGTCATCATCATCATCAAATGTTATTGTGATTTTTGGTATCTTACTTCTATAATCAACATATGAAATTAGTTTATCTGGATATTCCCATCTACTAATTTCTTCACCTTGAGCGATTTTTTTTAAAAATTCGTATGTTTCACTTGCCATATTAAATAAATATATTTATATTTGTATTTATATAAAGTTCTTTGATAATATGGGTCCGTTTTTGGATTTGACGGGCGTTGGTTGAATAAAGGAAGCATGCCGAGACTGAATTAATCTCGTTAAAAACTGATTTACAAAAACAACTGGCAATGTGCTAAACAAAATGGAAACTCTTGGATTAGTAAGAGGTTCTGAAGTTACTGTAGCTTAAGAAGTTTACGGAAACGGGGGTCGGTGGATATATAACCTAGCAACAGAAGTCCTTTAAGGTGAATTACGATTGAACCCGAAATCGAATCGTCTATTGGTTGTTGATTTACGATAGTGAAGAACAAATCAACTTTGTTTCTAATCAAATTAAAATTAGATAGTTTGGGGTGTTAGAAAATACCAACCTAAGCATGTAGTTGTCTTTTAGACAAGACGAACCGGACGAGGGTTCGAATCCCTCCGGATCCACTTTAAATCCCATCATTTAATTATGGTGGGATTTTTTTTGTTTATTTAAAAAATAATATTACCTTTGTTGTATGAAAAAAATCAAATCATATTTTGTTAATTTACCAAAGGGGGTGAAATTAATCGTTGGGATAAACCTTGGTGTTTATTTAGTTAGTTTAATTTCTTTATTTTGTTTTTCATTCGATATTAATAGTTATTTGGGTGTTTATTCAACACATTCAGATAATTTTAGAATTTATCAACTATTAACATCTATGTTTGTTCATAGTTATTATTATCCAATCCATATAATATTAAACTTAATTTTTTTAGTGTTATTTTCAGTTTCGTTTGAAAGGATGTTTGGGTTTAAAAAATACATTCTGATGTATCTATTATCTGGTATAAGTTGTGGGTTATTTTATAATTTGTCACAGAATTCAGAATTTGAATATACATCAAAAAAACTAACAAATATAGGTATTGATTATAAAAAACTCAACGAATTTAATTCCTATTTCTATCCAAAAGAAACTCGTAAAATTATAGAACGATATATAAAATCAAACTATTCCGGTATTGGTGCGTCTGGATCTGTTTTTGGTTTTATCACCGCGTTTATAATTTTTAACATAAGACAGATTAAAAAAATTGGGGTGTTTGTGTTGATTGGTATTGGTTTATATGAAATATATTTAAATATAATGAATTTTTTTCCTCTGGATTACGACTACTTGGGTTCGTCAGTTGGTCACATTGGTGGAATGGTTGGGGGGGTAATATTTTTAATTTATATTAAAACAAAAAAGGAGGTATAATCCTCCTTTTTTTTATATATAAAATTTTAATTTCTCGGTTTAAAAGTACCATCATTAAAAGTTCTACCTGGTGAATTACCCATAGCACTTGCAGTTGCGGCAGATTCATTAGTGTTGAATTGGTATAAATGTCTCTCCAAATCACTTAACCAATTATTGGAGCTAGACCATATACCAAACAAATTTGAACCTTGACTAACTTTTTCCCAAACACTAGCTAAATAACCCAAAATAGTTGGGTACTTACCAATATATTTATGAATATGTCTCATAACAGTATCGTAATCTTCTTTTGTTTTAATAGTATAAATCCCTTTTGCCATAGTATCTTTATTATTACCGTCAACTCCCGCCTTTATTAATTTAAATGCGTTTTTTCCATTTTCAGTAGATACTGGTTTTGCACCACCTGTTGCAGCAGTTTCAGATTCATTAATAACTCTTTTTACGATTCTAACTAAATCTGATTCTGTTAATCTAATAACTTTTTTCATAATTATTTTTTTGTTTTTATTATTTTATATATAAATACTATAGTTTGTTAAAAACTACTTTTTTTTTAAGCTTCACCACCTTCTTCTTCACCAGTGGCTTCAAGACCTTTATGTATTGTTTCAGTTCCAGCTTTAGTTGCTCCAGCTATTTTTTCAGCTTTTTCAATTCCGGTTTCAGCTTTTTTAACTCCTTTTGCTAAATGCACTGTTTCAGTTCCAGCTTTTTTAACTCCTTTTGTTGAATGTGCGGTAACAACACCATTCATAATAGTATCAAAAGTATTACAATATGTTTTACCTGCTTGACAAATGACAGGTCTTACTTTTTCTGTTGTTGCTTCAGAACCCATCTCAAATATTTTATCTTTAATCCAATCAACAACTTTTTCATTTAATTCACCCATTACATCTTTACCCAAAGTATTCTCAATTGATTGAAATATTGGACCTAATTTTGTTTTTGCGTATGCCGTAAAATACGCTGTCCCTTTTTGTAATAATGCTGTTGTTTTTGGTGCGACCTTCGCGACTACTTTTCCAGCGGTTCCTTTTATTGCGTTCACAATATCACCTAAAAAAGTTGTAACCTTATTTAGCGCACCTAATAACATATTACCGAAATTCTTTAAAAAGGATAATTTTGTAATTAACCAGGTAACACCTTTTTTAATACCATCAATAACCCACTTCGCACCACCGGCAATTTTACTAACAATGCTATTGAAAAATTGACTTAATTTTGGGAATTTCTGAGCCATTTTTCCAAAAAACCCAACCGCCGTTTTTTCAGCACCAAGAACCGCTTTAGTCCCTTGTAATGGTTTTAATGAACTCTGTAATCCAATTCCTGATAGTAATAATGAAAATGTATCTAAAATTGTATCAAAAAAATTACCCTTACCTTTATCCATTTGAACGAAATCCCAAGCAGTCAACGCACCATAAATTAACATATTTGCAGCCTGTCCCCCTGGAATCGCACTTAAAATTAATGTTGCTACAGTTCCACCAATACCATTTACAATTTCTCTAAACCCTTCCATTATTTGTTCTAATGATAAACCTCTTAAAGAGTCGATAGCTTTATCAGCACCTTTGATTATAGCACCAACTGGTGTTGCACCAGCAACTTTTAATAATACATTTCTGTTAGCACCGGCATAACCCATCTTTTCTAATTTATTCCAGATATCACCATACTCACCATCAAAATCACTCATTTCGGCATTCAACCAAGTTTTAAGATTAGGATATTGTTTCCAGTTTGCAATATACTTATTTAAAGCATCAAGAGTTTCTTTATTCTGAATTTTTTTGATTGCCGCTAATGCTGCACCTTCATTAGTTCCATCATTATCTTTCAAATCTTTGTCACCATCCATATCAAAAGCTTTCATTAATTCACCAAAAATTGCATATGCTGTTTTATTGGCACTTGCTTGAATTTTTTGTTTCGCAGCTTGGATTTGTTCTGGTGTTAGTTGCTGTTGACCTTGTTTTTGTTGTGGTTTTGCTTGTTCAAATATAAGTTGTTCGGATATTTGTAATAACTTCTGATCTTCAAAACTTTTGTTTGTGTCAAAGTTCATTAGAAAGTTGATTCTATTAATTTCTTCTATAATTAGAGATTTTTCCATATGTTCAATTCTATAAACTATAAATATATCATAAACGAAAAAAGGACAACCATCCGTTGTCCGTTAATTTTTTTTCTTATAAGATTTTTTGTTTTTAAATATAAGGCTGAGATTACACCTGTTTTTGAGAACCTTTTGAGTCATTATTGTTTCTACTCGTATCCACCATCTTTTGAATGGTATTTCTCAGTGACGGTCTTTTAGGTTTACCACTCCTTGAGGTTTGAATTACTCTCATCTTACTTGACTCTTTCCGAGGATGCCTCCCCAGTTCGTCCTTGCGGGACTAAAGGTTTTTCGGATAATTACACTCAGACTTGGGAT